CGAATGAGGAAACCAACATACAAGGCTCCAGTGATCCGGTAATTACTGGCGGATATGTTGATGAGGCCGGACGGCGCATGATCTCGGATATTGGCCTGGAGGGCATGTGTGGGCAGATGTATCAATGGCTGATTACACAGGGGTATAGAGCGGACGGTTTTACGCACAGTCATACAGTGGATACCACTACCTCCAATGCATCCGAGCCAACATCTAGCGACGATGCTGCTCCTGGATTTGGATGGTACGATTTGCCTGGTTCCCCCCAGGGCTCAATATATCGCCAGGGTGGATATGGTGATGTGAAACTGCTCGCGGGCGGTTTTTGGAATGCTGGGTCGTTTTGCGGTCCTCGGTGTCGTCTTGCGCGTTACGGTCGCTGGACTGCGGCTACGTCTATCGGCGGTCGCGGTTGCGCGCGGAGCCAGAGGGCATAATGCGGCATACGATGTGCGTTGCGAAAATTTGGTTGGGGGCCGAATTTTGACGACATTTAAGCGAATTGACCGTTTTTATACTATGACGTGAGGTGGGTATGAGAGGAAAAATTAAGCACTACAATACCAGGCAGGACGTTTTGAATGGGTTGAATGTGCATCCAGATAAGACCAAGGCGTTTTTGCAGCGCCTGCTGGATGAGCGGATGCAGTGGATTACTACCGGCAAATTGGATGAGGGTGATCCTGGGGTTGAGGATGAAACTCATCGAATAGCTGAGATTACTGATGAGGTTACTGGAGATGTGATTGACCGATATCAGGAAGAATGGATGGAAGATCCGGGAAGTAAGATATTTCGGTTGGAGATGACAGTGGATGAGGTTCGGGGGTTGATATGAAGATAAACGAATCGTTCTCTGCTACTGGTGAAAGTGATTGGAGATACTTTTATTCATCTCCGATGTTGTCTATTGCTGGCACGTTTGAGGGAGAGGTGGCGTTGGAATATAGCCCAGATGGCGGAGATACAGTTATCCAAGATAGTGTGTTCCAAGTTCCGTCTGCCCACTTGGTATCTATCCCAGCTTCAGGAGCGTGGCTGCGCGTTAACGTAAAAAATTACACTAGCGGCACAATCCATGTGGCCATGCGGGAATAACATGGCAAATGAGCGGGACATAAAGTCCGAGTATAACGAGCGATACCAGGAAGCCTACCGCGAATGGGATGGATTTCTTCGTGAAGCTAAGAAGGATTTGCGCTTCGTGGTCGGAGATCAGTGGGATTCTCAGGAGCGTGATTACCTGAGACAGAACCGGCGTGAAGCTCTGTCGTTTAACAAGATTAAGCGCATTGTCAATCTGGTTTCCGGATATCAGCGAAAAAACAGACTCGGGTACAAGGTGGAACAGTTGGAGGGATCAGATCCCAAGGCTGCATCACAGTACACAGCCCTGCTCTTGCACTGCATGGAGTACAGCAATGGATTCCATGTTATGTCCGACGCTTTTGAGCAGGGGCCGCTAAAAACCGGCATACAGCTTGTGGAGGTGTCCATTGACTATACCGAAGATCCGGTCAGTGGAGACGTAAAACTCAACAATGTCCCGTTTTCCCGGTTCCTATTAGATCCAAATATGGGTAAGCGGGATCTGTCGGACTGCAACTATATCCTGCGGCGGGACTTTGTAACCAAGGCCCAGGCTCAAATGTTGCTTCCGGATCACGCTCGCGAGATTGAGCGGATGAGTCCGGTGCAGCACGACAACAAATTTAATTTTGCCCTGAAATCCCAAGGGGCGGATGAGCGTTTGCGCTGGGACGAATACTGGAGGCGGGAGAGTGAAAAAAGGACCGTCTTAGTGGATACCCAGACCGGTGCCTGGCGATGGTGGCCTAAAGATGGTGACGAGCGACGTCTTGAGCTCTTTCGGGCCAGGTTTCCCCAGGTCGTGACCAAGGAAGTCTACAAGCCAACGATCAAATTGGCCATCATGGTCGAAGATCAGGTCTTTTATGACAACATAGACCCGCTAAATATTGGCGATTATCCATTTATCCCGGTCATAGGGGAGTGGAACCCGGAACATGACAACCACAGCGAGAAACTGGCTTCTTTGACCCGCGGGGTGCGTGACCCGCAGAAAGAGTACAACAAGCGCAGGTCCAAGATTTTGGACATAATTGACAGTCAGATTTCAAGCGGCTGGATGGCGGAAGTGGACAGTGTCATCAACAAAAAGGACCTCTACCAGGCCGGACAGGCAAAGGTAATATGGGCAATCCAGGATGCTCTGGCCAATCAGCGAGTACAAAAAATCCAGCCCCCGCAGATCCCGGCAGGGCTTTTCCAGCTCGAAGAGGCCTTAAACAAGGACATAATGGAGATCCCAGGGGCAAACAATGAGCTCCTGGGGCAGGCTGACAACGAGAATGAGCGGGTGGCCGGATTTCTGGCCAAAATGCGCCAGAGCCAAGGGCTGACTACCCTGCAAGGTCTGTTTGACAATTACCGATTATCCAAAAGCCTGCTTGGGCAAAAGCTCCTGCGGGTCATTCAGCAGTCATACACTCCGGATAAGGTACAGAAGATCCTGGGGGAGCCACCGGCGCAGGAATTTTATAGCCGGGATTTCGGCAAGTATAACGTCAACGTGGTTGAGTCTATCCTGACCGATTCACAGCGGCAAACGTACTATAATGAACTTGTGAGCCTCAAGCAGATGGGTGCTCCGATCCCTTGGGCCGCAATTCTCAAGGCTGCCCCGATAGAGGAACGCGAGGAATTGCAGCAAATCGTGGCCCAGGAAGAAAAGAACGCCGCGCAGCAGATGCAGCAGCAACAGCGCATGGAGCAGATACGCACCCAGGCCGAGCTGGCAAAGATGCGCGAGGACGTGGCTGGAGCCCTGGAGGAACGCACGGCGGCCCAAGAGAACGTGGCCAATGCGCAGCTTGACCGGGTAAAGGCAATGAAGGAGCTGGAGAAGATGGACGCTGACCGGCTGAAGATCTTAGCCGATGCCCTCAAGACCGTGACCGGGGACCAGGGGGCGCAGGGCAGGGGTACGACCAGGCAGCGAAGGATGACAAGGAGATAGGTGCATGGGGATTGAGATTGGGACGCTTCGGGATTGTCTGTCTCTGGACTTGCAAGAACAGGTGCAGGCGATTGTGGACCACAAGCAAAAAGATCCGAGCTATTACTTGATGATCTACTCGGACATTGACTATTTAGATCCAAACCGGATCAATACCAAGATTTTCACCCTGCGGGAGGACATGGAGCCTCCGGCAATGTTCGGGACCATTTGCGTGTATGTGGACAACCAGGCAGGCAGGATCAAGCCCAAATGGAACCTGCCCCTGGATATCCCCACCAACGGGGTAACGGATGCCGATAAAACCGAGCAAGAGGCGGGGCATTGCGGGATGGCCATGTCTCCGTTTCTTTATAATCAGTAAGGCCAACGGGCACGCCGCCGGTGCCCACGACCGCAACCAAGGACCACGGGCTTATCGGGCGAAAAACTCCAGCAGGCCGCCGCCGGGCCTGCCCAGGCCGAAGCCGGGCCGTCAGGGACGAGGGAAAGCGGACGGGCGAGTAAACGGGCGAGAGGTAAATCATGCCAGAAGAGTACACCATGCAGATCGACGCCAACTACCCTTACGGCAACTACGGTTCCGACGCCGGGGATCAGGGCCAGCAGGGGCAAGAGGCGCAGTCCGGACAGCAGGACCAGGGACAACAGGCTCAGCAACCCCAACAACCCCAGGGCCAGCAGGCAGAGCCTGGGCAGCAAGCTCAGCAGGATCAGGGTCAACAGGACCAACAGGCTCAGGACCAGCAGCAGGTTCCTGTCTCTGTGGTCCAGTCTATCCGCCAGGAGCTGCAAAACTTGAAAGCGCAAAACGCATATTTGCAGCAAATGGCCATGTCACCCCAGCAGCAGGCCAAGCAGCCTGTTCAGGGCCAACAGCAGCCTCAGCAACAGGCTGATCCGCTGGATGGGTACGACGAGGACGACGTTATCACCGTAGCTGACATGAAAAAGATCATGCAGCAGCAAATGCAGGCTGGACAGGCCCAGGCGCAACCCCAGCCAGCCCAGGGTCAGCAGGCCCCGGGACAACCGGACGTGCGCGAGCTGCAAATCCAGATCCAGTACCCGGACTATCAGCAGGTAATCCAGAACCAACTACCAAATGTTTTGCAAAACGCTCCCCACTTGGAGAGTGCTATCCGCAACAGCGACAACCCGTATCTGACCGCGTACACGCTGGCCAAGCAATTTGGCGGGCAGCAGGCCCAGAGGATCATGCAGAACCTTTCCACTCCCGGGACCGCCGGGCAGGCTGGAGGGGGCGGCGCAATAGGCCAGGCCGGATATTACGCGCAGATGGACGATCAGACGCTGGAAGCGGAGATAGCTAAGGCCAAGCGGGGATAACGGAGGAAGAATATGCCCGCAGATAATCTGACCACCACCACCCAGGTAGATCCTGGGGTGCAGGTTTTTTATGACCGCGTTTTACTCAAGCGGTCCCAGCCGTACCTCATCCATGAGCTTGCGGCCCAAACCAGAAACGTGAGCAAGAAGTCCGGGGATCAGATAAAGTTCCGGCGCTATGCCAGCTTGAGCCCGGCTACTACGCCCCTGTCCGAGGGTGTGACACCTCCGGGCCAGCGGGCCAGCAAGACGGACCTGACCGCTCAGGTCAAGCAGTACGGGGACTTTTTGCACGTCTCCGACTGGGTGGACCTGACCAACCAGGACAGCACCTTGACCGAGTTTGCGGAGATGCTGGGCGAGCAGATGGGCAAGACCCGTGACGCTCTGTGCCGGGACATTCTGGCAGCCTGTGCGTCCGCAATCGACGTATCCGGTGCGCTGTCTACTGCTGTTTTGGACAATGCGATCAAAACCCTGGTCAACAACGACGCGCAGTTTGTGACCAGCCTGATCCGTCCCGGGACCGGGCAGGGGTCTGTCCCTGTCAGTTCGGCCTTTTGGGCCATGTCCAGCTCTGAGCTGCTCGACGACTGGCGCGGTATTAACGGATGGATACCTGTCCGCAAGTACGCCAAGGTCAATGATGTGCAGGACGCGGAATGGGGTGCGTATGAGCAAGTCCGGGTCCTCATGTCCAGCCAGGGCTACAAGGACTCTGACCTGACTCACCCTTACAAAATCCCTATTGTTGGGAAAAATGCCTACGGTGTGACCGAGATCGAGGGCGGCAGCGCAAAGAATATCGTTAAGCCGTTTGGCTCCGGCGGGACCGAAGACCCCCTGAACCAGAGGGCCACCAGCGGCTGGAAGATGACCTACGTCGCCAGGATTTTAAACGACAACTTTATGCTCAAGCTGGACAACGTAAGCCATAGTTAGTAACCAGGTGGGGGAGAAATCCCCCGCCTACCAATAAGGAGAGATATCATGATTGAATTTAAAACAGGCGCGATTACCGGTACCGGTGCCGATATTGACGTGGAGCTTGGGTTCAAGCCCAGTTACGTTAAAGTGTTCAACAAAACCGCTATTGAAGCCGGAGTCGCAGAATCGGATGTTGCTTTGGAATGGTTTGAAGGAATGGCCGCAGACTCGGCTATCAAGCATAACATTGCTATTCCGTATGACAATTCAACCGCTGCCGCTGAAACGAAAGCTGCTAACATGGAATTCATCACTGCCAATGGTATTACCATTCTGGAGACCTCCACGGTGCAGACAGCCGATCCCGTCACCATGACAGGCTTTACCGGCTTCCGCATTCCAGCGGCTTTCCAGGCAGCAAGCGATGAGCTGTATTACATCGCGTCCAGAAATTAAAACCCAAGGTCCCGGTGTTAGGCCGGGGCCTTTTGACAGGAGGACATGATGGCAGAGGCAACCCCGACCAAGCGACAAACCATGAAGGTCAAATTCTTAAACAACGAAGATCCCGACCTGGACCTGGCGTTCTCGTTTCAAGGCAAAGATATGGATCAGCCGGAGCGATACCACCTTTACCCGGGACAGGTCTATGAACTCCCAAAAGACGTTATCGACCACTTGAACAGTCAGGAATACCCAATTTACCGGGCTGAGCTGGATCAGCAGACCGGGCAGGTCCGGCACACGCGATCTGGGTCTTTTAACCGCTTCACCTGCCACCCCATGGGGTAAAAAATGGACTGGACACTGGCAAACATCAGGGAGCGGGTGCGGCAGCTTACCGGCAGGAGCACCGAAAACCGTCTGTCTACCTCAGACCTGGACGGACACATAAACAACTATTATCAGCATCACCTGCCGGATCTGATAAGCCCGGATGAGCTACAGTCCCTATTTACCCTGAACACCTCTGCCGGGACCGGTGAATATGGCCTGGATGCTCGCATCCGGGCCGTCTACCCTCCGCCTTTTATCGACGGCTCCAAGGCAAGCCTGACCCACAATCCCGGATGGTTTTTCGAGAAGTACAGGGACCGATATGAGCAGCCGGAGGGCTTGCCGGAAACCGTGCTCTACTTTGACCGCACCTTCTGGCTGGCCCCTGTCCCGGATGACGTCTATGAGGTTCAGATCCATGCCCTGTACAGGCCTGACGCTTTGACTCAGGCCGATGACATGCCGGTTGATCCACGCTGGGGGGAAGCAATAGCGGTAGGTGCTGCTGCCCTTATCTATCAGCAGGGGGGGGATTTTGAGCAGGCTGACCGTATGGACGGATTTTTGCAGTATCACTTGCGGCTGATAGGCAGGACGAACATTTTGAACTGGCACGGCAAACGGGCCGTGCCTCAGTTTTAGGACGAAGATATGCCCGTATCAAAATCACAGATTAAGGCGAAGGTGAGCGGTAGAGTGTTGGTTTACGGGGAGGGCAAAACCCCGGGAGTGGATGAGCCTGACGAGATCAAGGAAGGCAAAGAGCAAATACTGCAATACGAGCCTTCCATTGACCGATGGAGAAATGAGGAAACAGGCAGGTTTGCCCAATTGACAGGAGGAAAACCTAATGGGTTTAACAAGCGCGGCGTGTAGTTTTCATGCCACAAACATGATCGGTAGTGCCGTCACTAATTTTGACAACGCTAATGCTGCCCTTGGAGTTGGAGACGATAGCACCGCCTTTGCAACCGGCCAAACCCAGCTTCAGGCGGAAGCAAACGCTACCAGCGCCTTACGTAAAGGTATGGACACCGGTTTTCCAGCTCAGGACCCGGATGCGGATGGCAGCACTAATAAAGTTCGTTATCAGGCCACTTTCGGCCAGGCAGAGGCCAACTTCCAGTGGAACGAATGGGGGCTGTT